CCCAGCAAAAATCCAGGACTGTTACTTCTGGTTATAGGATTATTGTGGTGGAAAGAGGATTTGTCTAAATACTCAAGCATTTGGACTAGTGTCCCTAAATCATCCATAGGTACTGTGAATTTAATTGAGTATAATTCAGAATGGTATTACAATGGGAGAAACATAAAACCTACATTTAGATGGAATAGTGCTTGTTTGGAGACCTCTTTAGTAGAAAGATTGCCAGCCAGAATGGAAATGTTTTATAATTCTATAAGCTCATCTCTAGAAACAGGATCTTCAACTCTGTTGTGTTCAGTAATCCAATTATGTCAAGCAAATTTACATTATAAGCTAATGGGTTTAGGATCTCATTTACTAACACAAGAATGTTTTGATCATTTACATAGAACAAAACAAGTCTCTCTAGGTTATTTCCCCTTGGAATTGGATCATATCTGTGGAATAACAGGATTTGATTTCCAATTGTATTTACTAGCTAGACAAGGTGTTACAGTGAACAATTGGGAACTGGAAAGTCACTCTGATACAGCTATGATAGAGTATGATTCTAAAATTGATAAGAGTATTAGAGAGAGTTTAAGATCCTTTTGCATTAGATTCTCAAACATTAAGCATTATGAGTCAGTTGTTTCAGCAACAGGATTACCAAAGCTACAAGATTTACTCAAGAAACTAGAAGATAATCCTGAATTGCTATTTGTTTCTTTAAACACATGGGAACAAGAAGAAATTAAGATGGTTTTGTCTCTAGAGAACCCCAGTGTCAAAGCTAGTCTCTCTGCATATCAACCTACAGCTCGAATGATGGCATCTAGTGTGTACCTAATTAATACTCCATGTGTAACAGGAGTCTGTGATGATGGATCAAGAGTTAAAAGATCTTTGTTAAGTTGGTTAAAGAAATCTTCTACCCCTCTTCTCTTAACTGAGTCTACTGACAGAACAGTAAAGGATGATCAATGGTTTTGTAATCAAGAACAATATAAAGAGTTTGAAAATTACTTGAGTAAGCTGAGATCCACTATTGCTTATCAATCTGTGTCAATGAAAAGAAGCTCTAAAGTAGATGTTTTGGTATGGGGCCAAAACTCTGATGTGATGATTCCTTTAATGGATATGGTCAGACGAAAATGGTTTAATGTTAGAACTATTCATTGCAGTAATACAGTTTTTGAGCTTATGTGGAAAAGCTTATGTGTCAGATTCCCATTCTTAGAAGAAACATATAAAGAAACCAAAGTTAAACTAGGATTGGAGGACATCTCTTTATTCAGATTTTTGCAATCTATATCAGAGAAAACTAGAGTGGTTCATTTACAAGATTCAACTGGAAGGTTCAATGGTCTATGGAATGTTGCTACTAGAGTTTTCTGGCCCAACGTTAAAGTCAGGAGTAGTTATGATGCATCTGAAGTATCAATCAGAACCCTAAAAAACTCCATTCACTGTCTGATGTCTTATTTCTTTAAGAAGCAATACTCTCTTTCTAAAGTAAAGGAACTCATCCTATCTTCCAAAGAATTATCTAAGGATTCTCATGATGTGCCAAATTATATGCTAAGGTTGAAAGTCATGAGAGATGTCTTAGATAATAAACCAAAAATGGAAATAATAGACATGATTGAAAGAAGTAAATTAGGTGTAATTGGGTATTTCAGAAAGGCACAATCAAAGACAGAGAAAGGTTATGTTGGGACTGGAGATTGGGTTGGACAGATAGGAGGAATTGACACTGTTATTCATATGGTGGATACTGAAGTGGTTTATGTGAAACTTCAAAGATTATCAGACATTGTTGCTCAGGGAAGATCTCTTCATATGTTGATTAGAGATTTCAAACTATCTTTTGGTGCTGATCCTCTAATGTCTCATAGTAAGTTATATCTTAATTCCAAAGGTTCAATAGAAAGATCGGTGGAAAAACCTGAGAATTCTTGTCCTTTAATTGTAGATAAAACTTTAAATCTTAGTATTAGGGAGAAGATTGTGTCTCAAGATTGGTATATTGATTCAGAAGGAGATACCATTAAAGTTTGTTTCTCTGAACATGGAAGAGGGAAGCAAGGAATACAATTTACCATCTTGAGTGAAACTTTTGGAGCTCATTGTTGGGATCCATTGTTACCTTGTCCTTTGGATGATGACTCAAACTTTTACAATTGGTGTAAGTCAATGCCCTCAAAACCATTAACAATGTTGTCTCAGATTATGTTTCCTAATGTAGTTCATGATGTTATTAATCTCCGAAGATTGATTGAAGAAAAGAAATATACTAGACCAGATTCTAGATATGATCTACCAAAATTCTTGAACTCTCTAAAACAATTTACTGACAGAAAATTGTTAGGAAGAACTTTTACTGAATTAAAATTTGATTACATGAGTCAAAATGTGCCCACAACTGGAACTATAGCTCAAAAATTGCTAACCAAAGAAAGAATAGAGATGGTAAAGAACAACTACAAGAATCTTTTAAACAAATATAATGTTGACGGTGAGATTACCAATGCAATCATGAAGAGTTGGGAAGAAGAAGATGAGGGTGATATGGATGCAGTGGCTGGAATGTTTGATGAGACTGATGATGAGGATGATGACACTAGTAAAGGATCATCAATGTATGGTGAAAGTAGTTGGGATATAACTGACAAGGCTATGGATGAAATTAGAGACATGTTTGAATATGAGGACACTGATCTTGAAGTTTTGCAGTCAAACATTTCGTTAACATATAAAGGAAATGTTAGACAAGTTGAGGTCTTCATGTCTTCATTTCTGGACATATTCTCGGACATTACTGATAGTCAGAGATTGTTTGAAAAATTGAAAATTAATGAGATGGATGAGGAGGATGTGCTAACTGGACCTGGAGGATCTCTTCTTTTTGTATTATATAAAAAAGGAAGATTGGAGAACATTAATTTGAAACCTGAACACTCAGCTTTGGATGAGAACAGTGTGAGTGAGTATGTTACAGCATCAATAGCACGTGGAGAATTAGCCAGAGATCCCATGAAGCTACAAGAAGAGATAGATCAGATAACTCTCCTATTACCTGCACTGACAAATCCTCTATTATCTCATATGAGAAAGCGTTTAGGTAGATTGGAATCTGAATTAGAATGGATTAACTCATCATCTGCCTTAATGGAGTCCTCTGAACATTTGCATATATATGATAAAATGAGTTTCTTAAAAGAGCTATATTCCCAAGCAGCATCCAATGGAATTTACCACTTACCTGTAGAACACCCATCTGAGAACACAACTATTGAAATGCTATTGAGTTATGCATTGGATAAAGTCATATCAAGTCAAGAATTGTCTATCCTTTCAGCTTCAGAGGTTGAGGAAATGAGAGTAGCAATCTGGTCACCTGTTCTTCATCCTTCTTGTTTAAAAGCTCTATGTTATCTCTTTGAATCAAATATTTCAGTTTCCATAGATGGGAAAGAGGTATATGATTATCATAGGAGTCTATTCTATCAAGACTTTGATGCTAATATTAAGCTTTGAGATAAATCCTAAACCCTCATCTGTGAAACTATCTAATTTAAGTCTAAATTTTCTTATTGATAGATAGTTTATTTCAGATTTGGCTTTAGTTTGCCTAG